GGTATATCTTAAACATCAATATATCTAGAAAAAATGTGTATAAATCAACCAAATAAAAGTGGATATAGTAGGGCGATCTTTATTTTGTCTATTAATAAATATGTATTTAAATAAATTGAAATATGTAGGGGCTTTAAAAAATAAGCGCTCATTTATTTTTGTATTTGTTGCACTGTTTCATCCATTAGAAAGCTATGCGCAAGAAACCGTAGAGCAAACACAAAACCAAGCTAAACCAGATAAAGTAGTTCGTGTTGCGGTGACAGGTTCTCGGATTTCAAAAGCACAAAAAGATGGCCCGACCAGTGTGACCGTCATTACCGCAGCTGATATTGAAAAACAAGGGTTTAGTAATGCATTTGATGCACTTAATAACTTGACGCAGAACACGGGTTTTGTACAAGGCGCCGATTATGGAAATACTTTTACACCTGCGGCTAATGCCATTAGCTTGCGAGGCTTGGGACCGAATCATACTTTAACTTTAATTAATGGACATCGGGTTGCAGACTATCCTGTACCTTATGATGGCTCTGTCAATTTCGTAAATTTAGCCAATATTCCAACTGCTATTATTGACCGTATTGAAATATTAAACGGTGGCGCTTCTGCAATTTATGGTTCAGATGCAATTGCAGGCGTGGTGAATATTATTCTGAAAAAGAAAACAGACGGCACACAATTTAATATCAAGGCAGGCGGAACTAAAGAAGGTGGCGAAAATTTACGTTTACAACTGAGTGGTAGTAAAACTTTAGACAAGCTTAGTCTCGTCTATGGGATTGAACTCAGCGGCCGTGAACCGATATGGGCAGCCGATCGAGATTTTATGAAGAGCCGAACTCGTTTAGGAGAAAAACCAGACACGATTGTGGGTCGTAAAAATGCTGATACTGGTAAATATCTTTCAATTGGTGGATGTCAGGCCTTTAATGGTTTATTTAACGGATCAGTCAATAATATTGGACAAGCAGGGGCGGACAATTGTGCCAGTGGTTTGGCACGGCCAACTTATTGGACGGTTCAGACCCAAAACCGCAGCCAAAATGGTTATCTCGGTTTAGATTATGAGTTAAATGATAAAACTCAATTATTTGCAGATTTTTTGATTGGGGCAAACCAAATTGAAAATAATACCCGTAGTCCGATATGGACTTCTTTAGCTGCAACGAGTGGTTATTTCCTAAATCAAGATTCGGGAAATTATGAAATTTGGAATCGCCGTTTTGCACCTGAAGAATTAGGTGGGGTAGAACGAATAAATAAAAAATGGAAAGAAATTTCTTCTAACTTAAATTTTGGAATTCGAGGCGATATTGGAGAGACGAGCTGGAGTTATGAAGCAGTCTATAATGGTTCCATTTATACTAGTCAGCTAAACCGCCAAGGCTTATTACGTTCGAATGTTGATGAATATTTCTTAGGTCAGCAACTTGGTACAGATGCAGATGGTATTCCTATTTATTCACCTCACTTAGATCGTTTAAGTCGACCACTAACAGCAAGTGAATTTGAAAGTATTTCGGGCACAACAAAAGAAAAAGATAAATCGTGGGCACAAAGTTTAACCTTAAGTGCGAATGGTGATGTATTTAAGTTACCTGCAGGAACGGCCAAACTTGCGACTGTGGCCGAAATTGGGCGTCAAGGTTTTTCGATTAAGCCAGATGAGGCGATCGAAAATGGTGAGTTTTATAATACGAGTTCTAGTGGAGAATATAGTGGTACTCGTACACGCCAAGCACTTGGTGCAGAATTATTCTTACCTTTAGCAAAGCCATTAAATTTAACCTTGTCCGGACGTTATGACCGTTATGCTTTGTCAGATAACAGTATTGATAAGCTAACTTTCGGTTCAGGCCTTGAGTTTAGGCCACATCCGACTTTATTGGTGCGCGGTAACTACGCAACTAGTTTTCGTGCACCAGATATGAACTATCTGTTCTTAAATAAGCAAAAAGGTTATTTCGCAAGTACGACTGACTATTTACGTTGTAGCCAAACGGGACAACCTTTAGATAAATGTAGCTTTAAAGATTACGCACCTGGGGCGAACTACACTTTAACCGGAAACAAAGAGCTGAAACCTGAAGAGGGTAAATCTTATGGTGCAGGGTTTGTTTGGTCGCCAACCAATAAATTTGATATCAGCGTCGATTACTGGGATATCAAAATTGATAATCTTGTGACCAACTTAAGTGCGGACAAAATTCTACGTTTGGAAGCAGATTGTCGTTTAGGCAACCAAGATATTAACTCTGCAGCCTGTATTGATGCATTAGCACGTGTGGAGCGTAACCCTGCAAATGCAGTTGTCGACCCAAATGTGATTAAGAATATAAATATCGTTCCGATTAATGCTGCATCCGACCATACCCGCGGGATTGATTTCACTAGCAGATGGCGCTGGAAAACAGACAGCTTTGGTAACTTTCTCTGGACGATCAATTATAGCCGTGTACTAGAACATGAATATCAACAATCAAAAGATCACGAGAAAGATGACTATTTAAAAGATTTAAGTAGTCTGGATTGGCGTGACCGTTTTAATACCAGTCTCAGCTGGAGCTTTGGTGATTGGGCATCAACAGTATTAGTTAATCGTTATGGCAAAATTCCAAATGGTAACCAAACTGCCTATTTAAGCCCAACGTATTTGGTGAACTGGAGCGGTACTTATCAAATCTCTCCAAAAGCTTCTGCTTCAATCATTATTAATAACTTGTTTGACAAAGTGAAACGAGATGACACAGGCGGTTGGCCGTATTATCCGATAGGATCATATTCACCATTCGGCCGTCAAGGTTGGTTGGAGTTTAACTATAAATTCTAAGAATGATGTATGGATGCAGTGAAGTGGTACAGCATTTGCTGCATCTTTTTATTTAAAACTACAGAGGATAAAACCCCTTATGCTGGTCAAGCCTTCATTTAAAAAAAGATTGTTACTTACAACATTATTATCTTTATCGGCAACACAGATTTTTGCATCGAATAACAGTGAACAAATCCCGATTGGTAAATTACCCGAGTGGGTCGTACCCGAATCTTATGATTTAGATTTTAAGATTGATCCCGCACAAAAAGGCTATACCGGTAAAACTACGATTCATTTAAAGCTGGCTCAAGCCACAGATCACATCTGGATTCATGGTAAATCTTTAACGGTTAAAGATGTGAATATTACATCGGCAGAGGGCGTCAAAACCAAGGCAAAATATGAGCAAGCCTCTGAAATAGATGGGGTGAGTAAAATTAAATTTGCCAAAACCTTGCCCGCAGGACAGTATCAACTCGTTCTAGATTTTAATGCAGCGTATGACCAGCAGCTCGATGGTATTTATAAAATCGAGTTTGAGGGTAAACCTTATGTGATGACGCAAATGGAAGCAATTAGTGCACGCCAGTCATTCCCATCATTTGATGAACCACGTTTTAAAACGCCGTTTAATATTCGTTTGACGATTCCAAGCAAATATTCAGGTTTTGCCAATACCCAACAAACATCTGAGCAAATAGAGAAGTCAGGGTGGAAAACACTCAGTTTTGCACAAACCAAACCACTACCAACATATTTACTTGCATTGGCTGTCGGACCGTGGCAATTACAAAAAGGGCCTGATATTGGAGCAACTTCATGGCGTAAGCAGCCGATCCAGTTACGTGGTATTGCACCTGATACTAAAGCTGAAAAAATGCAGCAAGCCTTATCTGAAACGCCAGCCATTTTAAAAACTTTAGAAGATTATTTTGCCTTTGGTTATCCATTTGACAAGCTCGACTTACTTGCAGCACCAGACTTTGCTGCTGGGGCAATGGAGAACCCGGGGTTAATTACTTTTAGAGACTACTTGATGTTATTAGATAAGGACTCGCCAGTTTTTTTTGTACAGAATTCATTTAATGTCAATGCACATGAGTTGGCGCATCAATGGTTCGGTGATGTCGTCACGATGCCGTGGTGGGATGATTTGTGGCTAAATGAATCTTTTGCCACATGGATGCAAAGTAAAATTACTCAAAAATTACATCCCGAATTTAATGCTGACCTAGAACGTATTACAGACACCGCAGATGCGATGAAAAGTGACAGCTTAGTGAGTGTGCGCCGTATTCGTCAACCTATTTTAAGCAATGCCGATATTCAAACGGCTTTTGATGGCATCACGTATCAAAAAGGTGCGGCTGTTTTAAATATGTTTGAAAGCTATTTAGGCGAAGAAAAATTCAAACAAGGAGTGCGTAATTATATTAATAAGCACCAATATGGTAATGCGACAGCTAATGATTTAATTAGCGCTTTAGCAGAGCAGTCTGGACAAGGTGAGCGCTTTACTAGAGCGATGAAAAGTTTTCTTGATCAACCAGGTGTGCCTTTAATTAACACCGCATTACAGCAAGAAGGCAATAAAGTCTTTTTAAATGTGAAGCAAAGCCGTTATTTACCTGTGGGCTCAAAAGGTGATGCAAGAAGCCTCTGGGGTGTACCGTTATGTGTACGTTATGAAGTTCCAAATGCAGGTAGTAAAGTGCAATGTGAATTGGTAGACCAAGCAGAAGCCAAGATTGAACTCAAAGGTGCCAGCCTTGGCAGTTGGTATATTCCAAATGCAGATGCGGCAGGATACTATCAATTTAGTTTGCCACAGAAAGAATTTACTCGTCTGACTGCTGCTACAGAAAAGCTTTCTAACACTGAACAGTTGGCTTATGCCTATGCAATTTCAGCTGCATTTAACCACGGTGATATTAATTTATTGGCTGTCGTAGATGCTGCGAAGAAATTTGCCAATTCGAATAGCCGACAAATTAGTACAGCGCTGTTTTCCCAGTTAAGTACCATTCATCGTCATGTATTGAAAACAGAAGCTGAACGTGAACGTTTTAGAAAAGTCTTAGCTAATTTATATTTACCTAAATTAAATCAGTTGGGTTATGTCAGCAAAACAGACGAATCAGCTGAAGACAGTTTATGGCGTAGTGAGTTGGTTAGATTTCTTGCTCTAGATATTCAAGTTCCTGAAGTTCGTACCCAACTGTTAAAACAGTCAGATGCTCTATTTGCTCAAAAGCAGCTTAATTTTGCGCAAGTAACACCTGAATTATTGCCAACCATTTTAGCTGTACGTGTACAAGAAAAAGGTCAACCAGCTTTTGACCGATTGTCTGGAGAGTTACAACGCGTGACTCAACCGACACAACGTCTTGCAATACTTACAGCCTTGGGTTCAGCAAATCAAGAAGCAACGCGCCAACAAGCACGTCAGTTGATTTTAAACCCGCGTGTTAAAGTTGGTGAAGTTCGTACCGTGGTCAACTCAATCAATAGTTATGGAGATGAACAAGGTGGCTTATGGTCTTGGTTTAAAGTAAATCATGACGCTGTGTTTGATCGTTTAGGTAAATCTTCAGCTGGGCGTTTCCCTGCAATGTTCAGTGGGGCAGCTTGTACCCAACAACAAGCAGCACAGTTAAATGACTTTTTTGCACCACGAACTAAAGAGTTGGTTGGGGTAGAAAGAGGATTGAAACAAACCAAAGAACGTATTCAACTCTGCGAATCGCTGGTAGCAAAACAAGATGGGTCAATTGTGCAACAGTTAAAGTTGTAATTGATTCAGCCATAAAAAAGCCAACTGATCGTAGTTGGCTTTTTTATTAAGGGTTCTTATCAAATTACTTTAAAAACAATCTATTGACGGCTGACTTATGCGTAGATGTCTAAAAAGTTTTTAAAGATTTGATGGCCATGTTGGCTCAAAATGGATTCAGGATGGAACTGCACGCCTTCAACAGGAAGTGTCTTATGTTTAACGCCCATAATTTCTTCCATTGAGCCATCTGCTTCATTGGTCCAGCATGTTACTTCAAGGCAGTCAGGTAGTGTTTCTTGATCAATGACTAATGAATGATAACGAGTTGCCGAGAATGGGCTAGGAAGATTACTGAAAATACCTTTATTGCTATGGTACATATCAGATAAACGTCCATGCATCACCGTTTTGGCTCTTACAATTTTCCCGCCAAAAGCTTGCCCAATACTTTGATGGCCTAAACACACCCCAAGCAAAGGAATTTTTCCGGCAAAATGATTAATTGCAGGAATTGAAATACCTGCCTCGCTTGGAGAGCAAGGGCCAGGACCAATCACAAGATATTTTGGTTGCCATCGTTCAATATCCTCTAATGTGACTTGATCATTGCGAACTACTTTTACTTCCTGATTCAACTCGCCAAAGTATTGAACGATGTTGTAGGTAAAAGAGTCGTAATTGTCGATCATTAGAAGCATTTTAGATTCAACTCACTAATATATAAAGGGATTTTATTTTGGGGTGATTTTGATACTCAATTTGGTACTCAATATTGAAAAAGTACCTATCTCATTGTATAAAATAAAGCCACCTCAATAGGTGGCTACTTTACCAGATTCTTTTGTGTCTGTAACGACAGATTGCACGTAGGACAATAACCAAAAACTTTTTCGCCCATCCTTGTATGGCCTTTGGTATCTGCCTTCACGAATCCGAGCGTCTAGAGTTTCAGGTTCGATATTGAGCATGTGTGCAAATTCTTCACGACCAACTCGGCGTTCTTCTTTTGACTGAGCAATACGTTCAGCTACAGCAACAATCTTTTCTAGAATGCTAGCCTCTATTTTAACTATTTGTCCCATTTACTCCTCCTTACTTTCCGCTTTAGGGTTTGCCCACCAAAGAACAGGGCCATTTTCTGAATCAAATGCTGCTATTAGAAATAAGCCTTCTTGTGGTGGCTGCGGCTTCCAGTTGGACCAATCACTAAGATTATCTTCTGGAATCTCTTCAATATCCCAATAGTCAAGGTTTTCGATTTTTATAGAAACACCAAGGTTCTTTTGCAGTTGTGCCCATTGTTCTTTTGTATAAAACTCAGCATGCTCTCCAATTGTGTCATGTAGCTCTATATCAGGATGGAACCAGCAGCTATTTAAATCATCCGGTACTTGTGTTGGTTGTATTTGATATTTCATTCCTCAGCTCCATATCCGTAAAATTGTTTTGCCTCATCAAAGCTTTTGGTTACAAGGGGAGCAGAACCTTTCTTGTAGCAAATTACAATTTCATCAAATTTAAAAACACGTTCAGCAGTCTTCAAATCAAAGCATTGATACATTGCTTGGTTGAACCAGCTTTCTACATAAAATAGTTTTTTAATATGATCCTTACGGGTGCCGTGCCATTTCTGGACTTTGATAACATCATCGAAAATTTCTAAGAAAAAGTTGTTGCCTTCCTTTTCATGCATTTTTCTATAACGATCAACAGCTCGCTCCGCTATCTCTTTTGAGGCTGCTGGGGTTTGTTTAAAAGGGCTATCGCCTTCAGGTCGCATTGCAACTGCCCATAAAGTTGATTCACTCATCCTTCAGCTCCCGATACGTTTGGCACACTATGAAAATGCATCCAGTGTGAAGGCGCATCATTATGATAATTTGCCCATACACTATTTAAATCTTCATCAATAGTCATATAGTCTTGTTCGGGGGTAACATCAGGTGCATCAGCCCAACAAATAAGTACCATTATGTCAGTAGGTGGCCATTCATCATCCACGCTGATCCAAGTTGGCAACACCTGAGCACTGGCGTCATTCCATGCGGCATCCCAAATCAACCAAGCTTCATGACGAGGACTAGTTGGTAAATATCTGTGTCCTGTTAGTGCCTCTTGTCTATCTAGTTGACGTTTTAAACTTTCATAACTGCAATTACATTCTTTGGCATGAAATCTTTCAAAAGCTTCTCTTTTTTTATTTAGATCAATCATTACCTAAGCCCTCAAATATTCTTCTTTAGTCCACTCAACAAACTCTTTATAAAGCTGCTGGGCAGGTTTATTTAACCGGTTGTGATAGTCGATCGTTATGCGCCGCCAAGCTACAGGTACCGCATAATGCTTGGTTAGAAACATTGCTTGATCCATGCCTTGCCGGACTATTACGTAGCCCAGCAATTGCAAGTAGTACATAAAACCAAGCATGTGTTTTTGGCTCACTTTCTTGTACTGATCTTTCATGTTAGAAACCGTCCACTAATAAATAATCAGGGGTAGATTCTTGTTGAGTAGGTGTAGGATTCTCTAATTCATAGCGGCGTTTTCTCACATACCCCATTAGCTTCGGTTGAATCTGCGGATCTCGTGCAGCCACGTCTATTTCCAAAGCATCTAGCGTTGTAAGGTCTGGTGCAGTTTGGATTTGAACCATTAAAGAGGGTGGCTCATTAGCAGATGCCTTTTCTTTTTCTAGCTCTTCAAGACGTTTGTGAGTGGCGAGAAGGATAGGCTTCATTTGTTCGTCATCCCATGTGCGGGCCACTGTCTTGATTGAAAAGGTTGATTTTGAGCGAATCGCAATAATTACCCCAGCACAAAAACAGACTGAAACTTTTTACAGTAAGTATGACTTTAATTTTCAAACTGAACGCCGTATTGAAGATATTCCGGGCAAGGTTGAGTTTGTTCGTGGTGAGATTAAATCAGGTAATTTTTTCAGAGCGCGAAATAAATTAGCGGTAGAGATTCATAAAGAAATGGTAAAGAAAAAATTTACCCCTACTAATGCCCAAGGTGATCTTACTAATCTGGCAAAAGGTATGGCTGAGATTATTTTGCGTGGCCATGTTTTTGTTAAGGCTATGTGTGGAGTCTGCCAAGGGTTGGGTAAAATTGAGACATTTGGTTTAAATGGCTTTCCAAATGGGGCAAGGTTTTGTGAAAAATGTAATGGTACTGGAAAACGACCATATACGTTGAAAGAGAAAATGAATATTGCTGGCATTGATGCAACCAAAACAGCTTATATAAAGAGTTATCAGAAATTTGAGCTGTTTGGAGAATCAATCGTTGCTGAATGGGAAAATGAAATTAGAACGCGTATTTCTCGATCATTCCGTTTTGAACTTCCTGATAGTCAAGAAACTTACGCTTGACAGTTGGGTATACACTTGAGTATAAAGATTTCTAAAATGGGCGAAATGTAAAGTAATCGCCAGAATGAATTTAAGAGCTCGCCAATCGGTGGGCTTTTTTATTTTGTGCTATAGTCCAGTCTAATTAAAATCTGGTACTTAAAATGAATATCTGTGTTGGTGGTGAATTGGATGGGCAAAAGATAGAAAAAGAAGGAAGATTGCTTAAAGCTTCAGATATCGACCCATCTTTTAAAACTGAGTACTACAAGCAAGTTTTTAACCGCGACAATACGGTGTTCCATTTCTGGCTGCCAATTGGATCTGACTTACATGATATGTCTGAGAAAGTTCTAAATATCCTTAGAGCACCTAAAAACTAGTTTTATCGTTTGCCGGACGTATTACGGCGCAAATGGCCTCGCTAAATATCGATTATTGGCGGGGCTTTTTCTTTTTGGAGTATGTATGACTGAATTTCAAAAAATTACGAATGAGATTAGACAGCTTCAAATAGAGCTAAACCATTTGGGAAGTTGCAATACAAAAGGTTTAAATACAGAACAGATCGCTCACCTAGATGAGCGATTTTTTTTGGCCATAGCAAAGCAACATAAATTAATTGCTCGTCTCAACAGTAAGCCAGAGGGCTTTTTATAAGAGGCTAGAGGTATGGATGATAAAGAGTACTTTTGGCTTACACAAAAAAAAGAGCTCAAAACGAAACCCAAATCCAGACCACTGCCTAAAGCTAAAGAAAAATATCTCGAGGCCGAAGAAACCTTATTTCAAGAACTAGAAGAGCATCGAATTGGTTATAGAAGAAAATTTCAATTTGAATCAACAAAAAATTGGCGGTTCGATTTTTATATTGTGAAGTTGAATCTTCTTATAGAAATTGCTGGCAGTCCGTGGGCAGTTGGCCGAGGTGGCACAAAGATAGCAAATTCATTTAATAAGTATGATCTAGCACTAGACCGAGGTTATGTATTTGAGCGTCTTGAGCCTCACCAAATTGAATCAGGTTATGCAATCAACTGGATTAAAAGCGAATTAGCGAGAATTGAAGATGGATCAGATCAGACCATTTCCTCCAACTGATTTTATGGATCAGGCAGAAGAAGAGGAAGCAATTCGTTTAATACCCGCTCCAGACCTAAAGAAATGGGTTGTGGCCAACTACTTAACGATAGGTGGACCTCTTTATAACCCTGACCATGACCATATTGCTGAGCTGCTTCACGATAATGAAGAATTTTTAGCATTTGCTTGGGCCTCTTCTGCATATAAAAGTAAGCAAGCTATGGTGTTAGGTCAGTGCGAAAAAGTCATGTTCAATGTTGGTGGATGGCGTAAGGCCAGACAAGAGCAACAGATGCGAGACTGGTTCGGATTCGTTCCAGTTTACTTAATCACAATCGATGCAAGCTTTTGTGAAAAGGCAAACGATAGCGAGTTCTGTGCTTTGCTTGAACATGAGCTTTATCACATCGGTGTAGAACGAGACTCGGACGGTGAAATTATTTACAGTGATCATACTGGCTTACCAAAGCACTATTTAGCCTGTCACGATGTGGAAGAGTTTATCGGTGTTGTAAAACGCTGGGGAGCAAATGACAGTGTTAAGAGGCTTATTGAAGTTGCTAAAAACCCGCCGTTTGTTTCTGATTTAGATATTTCGAAATGTTGTGGAAACTGCGTAATCAATTGAGCCTAATGGCTCTTTTTTTTGCCCATTTTGTTATACGTAGTTATACGATGAGGAAGTTATGGCGACACTAAAAGAGCCTGTGAAAATCTTTATAGTTCAGTCTCTTGCTTGTCGTGATACACCTCAAGAAGTGGCTGAACTCGTAAAACAAGAGTTTGGCGTTGATATAGATCGTGTTCAAGTTGCAACTTATGACCCTACAAAGGTTGCTGGTAAGAACTTAAGCAAAAAGTATGTCGAACTATTTGAAAAAACCAGAGATGAGTTTGATAAAGGCTTAATTGATATTCCTATTGCTAATAAGTACTACCGATTGAAGCAATACCAAAGACAACTTGAGAGGACTAGAAACGTCAAAACAGCCTTAAAAATTCTTGAGCAAGCTGCAAAAGATATTGGTGGACAATTTACTAATCGCCAAGAAATTACAGGCAAAGACGGCGGACCATTACAAACGGTTAATTCGGATGTGCCTGTTCCAATGGAAGAGTATTTAAAAGCGCGGAGGGAGGTCTTAGATGAGTACTGATGCGGCTCGGGATAAAGCCATCCGGATCGAGGCGCAAGAAGATTTATATTTCTTCACAAGGTACATGTTTAAGGAGCGCCGTGGTTATAAATGGATGCAAAATTGGCACCACTTAGAAATCTGCGAAGCTTTAATGAAAGTTTATCGCGGAGAGATAAAGCGGTTAATTATTAACGTTCCACCACGATATTCTAAAACTGAAATTGCTGTAATTAATTTCATGGCTTGGTGTTTTGGTAAGAATCCAGACTGTGAGTTTATTCATATCAGTTACTCGGCAATGCTTGCCGCAAATAACGCCTTCCAGATTCGAACACTCGTACAAGAGGAGGCGTATAAAAAGGTCTTTCCTGATCTTACATTGCGTGATGATAGTAAGGCTAAAGACTTCTGGAGAACTTCTCAAGGCGGTGTCTGCTATGCGACTGGTACAGGCGGCACGATTACCGGTTTTGGTGCAGGAAAACTTCGTAAAGGCTTTGGCGGCTGCATTATTATTGATGACCCGCACAAAGCACATGAAGCTTCATCAAAAACTATTCGAGAAGGGGTAATTGATTGGTTTCAGAACACACTCGAATCGCGTACTAACTCGCCAGATACGCCGATCATTGTGATTATGCAGCGACTTCATGAAGATGATTTAGCTGGATGGTTGCTAGGTGATAGAAAAGACGGCGTTCCTGTAGCTGGTGGTAACGGTGAAGTGTGGGAGCATCTATGTCTTTCAGCTATTCAGGAAGACGGATCCGCACTGTGGCCAGCAAAACACAATATCCAAAAATTGAGGCTAATGGAGCAAGCAGCACCATATGTATTTGCCGGGCAGTACCGACAAATGCCATCACCGCCAGCAGGCGGTTTTTTTAAGCCCGACAATATTCAAATTGTTGATGCTTTGCCTGCGGATGTATTGAAACAAGTTAGGGCTTGGGATTTTGGGGCTACCGAAAATGAGGGCGACTTTACAGTAGGTGTGCGAGAAGCTCTAGGCGCAGATGGTTTTACTTACATTGTCGATGTAACTAGAGGACAGCTTGGACCTGACAATGTGAATAAGCGCTTAGAACAAACAGCAAAAATAGATGGGAAAAAAGTTTCTGTGCGTCTACCACAAGATCCCGGTCAAGCTGGTAAATCGCAAGCTAGTTCATTTGTGAAGCTTCTTGCGGGTTATAGCGTGATAGCTAAGCCAATTTCAGGTGACAAGCTTACACGGGCACAGCCATTTGCGGCCCAAGTTAACGTAGGAAATGTACGTATGCTCAAAGGTGAATGGAATAAGGATTTTATTGATGAGCTTCGTCATTTTCCTAATGGCACACATGACGACCAAGTGGATGCAGCTTCAGATGCGTTTAATGAATTACATGAAGGTTTTGAAGCCTTCTTTGCTGATATGGGATTTGCTCGATGAGTGATGTAACTTTTCAACATGCTGAATATGTTAAGAACTTGCCATACTGGCAAAAACTTGATGATGTTTGTGAAGGTGAAGATGCAGTTAAGGCTAAAGGTGAAAAATATTTGCCGATGCCAAATGCACATGATAAATCACCTGCAAATAAAAGCGCTTATGAGGCTTATCTTACCCGTGCAGTCTTTTATGAAGTAACAGGGACTACATCAAATAGTTTAGTTGGAGCAGCTTTTGCAACAGATCCAAGTTTTAAATTTCCTCCCGAGCTTGCTCATTTAGAACGTAATGCGAATGGAGCCGGTTTAAGTACTTATCAATTGGCTCAAAATGGAATTCGCCACTTATTGAAGCATTATCGTTGCGCTTTATATGTTGATTATCCCGATGTGCCACCAGCTCGTAATCTAGCAGAATTTAAAGCGCAAAAAGCCTATCCAATGATTCATTTATTGAATGCCATAGATGTAGTGAATTGGGATTCAGTAATGGTCGATAACCAGAAAAAACTTTGTCTCGTAGTTATCCGTGAATTTAGGTCTGAGCGCGGTGCTGATGGATTTAGTAAAACCGAACAAGAGCAATATCGTGTACTTCGTTTAGAGCAAGAGGGAAATGGGGAATATATTTATTCCGTTCAGGTGTACACAAAGGGTGAAAAGGGTAACTGGGTTGGCGGAGAGAAGAAGTTTCCAACAGATTACAACGGGAATTTCTGGACCTATATACCTTTTACATTTGTAGGTGCAATTGATAATTCAGAAGAGATTAAAAAGCCACCCTTACTTCCTTTGGCTAATCTCAATTTAGCCCATTACAGAGACAGCGCGGACTTTCAAGAGTCCGTTTTTTATATGGGGCAACCTCAATACTTTGCAAAGGGTGTTACATGGGAATGGTACGACCAAGCCAAAAAACGTGGCATATACATTGGTGCGAAAGTACTTTTGCCTTTACCTGAAAATGGTGGTTTAGGAATTGTACAAGCCGACCCTAATACTCTTGCCCGGGAAGCGATGAAAGATAAGTGGGAAAAAATGAAGGAGATGGGGGCGCGTTTAATTGAGAAGGGCTCGGGAAGTAAAAAGACCGCTACCGAAGCGAATAGTGATGACGCCGTTCAGCATTCAGTTCTTTCGCTCTGTGTCGTTAATATGAATGAAGCCTTGTCAGCAGCATTACGATGGGCTGCTAAGTTTGTAATGCCTAATGTGGATGTTCTAACTAAAGATGATTTGATGTTCGAAATCAGTCAAGAATTTAACAAACAGGGTTATTTAGCTGAGTTAGCTCGACAGTTATTTGAAGCAGCTCTACAAGGCCGATCTTCATTTAAATCATGGTGGGAATACAACCAAACAGGTATGTTCCCTAAACAAAAATATGAAGAAGAGCTTCAGAATGTTGAAGCAGAGCAAGATGGGACTTTAAATCAAAAGGTAGAGTGAGATGGCAACAGATATCAAAAAACTATTTGAAGCACTCACTCAGCACCAGGCCTATCTTTATCGTGCTTCATCAAAAACGGTAAATGAGTTATTGGCTTTATTCAATGATGATACGAGCAAGATGCTATCTAAGCTTCGGGATTTATTGGATGAGCTTAATGAGTCGGAGAAAGTTGCTTTAGCTGGTGGTAAATATACAACTTCAAATTTAAGGGAAATTAGGGATTTGATTGCCCAATGGTTTGCCAGTGTTAATTTAGCATTACCTGAAGCTTTTGCCGTTTCTGCTACGGCGCTGGCTGTTTATGAGGCCAATTACGTAGCTAAGCTCTATGGAGCAAAAATTAATAAGCCTGATGGGGAAAAACTATTCTTATCCGCTAAAAAAGTTCCGTTGGCAGGTGGCGCTCTTGTCGATGATCTGCTTTCAAGAATTGCTGAAAGTGCCCGTCAAAAGGTTGAGTATGCAATTCGGGATGGTATCAACTCAGGTAAAACAAATCAGGAAATAGTTCAGCGTATTCGCGGCACCAAACGGCTTAACTATGAAGATGGGATCTTAAATGGTACCAAAACTGATATTGAGCGAACGGTAAGAACTGTGCGAAGTCATGTAGCTAATCAAGCCTATCTAAATAGCTTCAACCAAATTGGCTTTGAATATGTCCGATTTGTTAGCGTTTTAGATGGACGAACTTCTAAGCTTTGCGCTTCATTAGATGGTTCAGTGTGGGAAATAAATGATCCGGCAAAGCGAGTGCCGCCGTTACATCCTAACTGTCGCAGTATCTTGGTTCCGGTCGAGAAGTACGGTCAACTTGTTGGCGAACGGCCATTTGTAATGGACGAACGTCGAGTTAAAGACATTCCAAAAGATGAGCGAAGCCATTTAATAGGGCAGTTAGATGCAAACACCACATTCAAAGAGTTCTTTAAGAAAACAGATGATTTCTTTCAAAGGGAGTGGCTAGGGCCAAAGCGCTTTAAGCTCTATAAAGATGGGAAATTTGATTTTGATAAGTTCTTTGATCCTGAAGGCCGTTTCTATAGCTTAGATGATTTGAGAAAGTTGGATGAAAAAGCTTTTAAAAAGTTGGGTCTGTAATTTTTCTTATGTTATATTTTTTAAAACATCAGAATTTATACAATATGAAAACAATAGCTTTTGTATGTCTAACCCTAATTTCCATCACTTGTTTAGCTGAACCAAGTCAAAAATATCTTAAAGAATATGATCGATTGTCTGAAGCTTTGGAGTCAGCAATGGCAAATGCATATTCTTTTGATCCTGCAACTGGTCAAGTAAAACAGGCTACTCAAGGTTTAGAAGCTAAAAATAATTTATGTAGAGCTGCCCAGGCGAAACTAAACCTCACCACGTTTTTAAAAGACAATTTAGAGGAATCTAAAGAGCTTTATAAATCTATTGATGGTGCAGAGACTCTAGATAAAAATTATCTTAGTGGACAACAGCAGGAACAACAAAATCTCGTTTCAAATTTGAAAAAAGACCTTGTTGGAACTGGATTTAACTGTGAGTAATTATTGCCGATTACAGGTAATTCTAAACTCACTTAAGACACAATTTTCACCTATATAAGCGCCCAAATGGCGCTTTTGTCATTTATGGAGTTTGGCTTATGAGTGAATCAAAAGTTAGACATTTGGTACTTAAAAGAGTTTCAGATAAATCTTCTCATCTTGCTCTTTGTGACGAGGAAACAGGTATTCCATTAGCTGGATTAACCGCTGTAAAAATGAATTGTAGTGTTTTTGAGGGTCCAGCGACTATCACGGCAACATTTGATGTAGGTGGTCCTCAAGGCATCCGCTTAGTTGGTGATGAACCTAGACAAAAGGTTTGGGGTGCAAAGGAAACGTAGCGAAAGGTACTACAAATGCCTGAAAAGCAAATCAATATGTCAGATGCTCAATATATTCTGAGCACAAAATGAATTCTGGTGCCATTTCTTCAAATTAAGGTTTCAAGCCATGGCAATTTATGGTTTTACTTTTGAAAGATTAAAAGCAATTGCACTCATCAAATAGAACTTAATTTTTAACCATAGCACCTTCGGGTGCTTTTTTTGCGAGAAGAAAATGCCAAGCCCTATTATCCAATATTTCCAATATGAACATTTACCTGAACATTTGCAGCAAGTTAGTAAGCCAATTGGTGATTTAGCTCGGCAAATGGATGAGCAACTTCCTGACGGGCCTGAAAAATCCACAGGATTAAGAAAGCTACTTGAAGCAAAAGATGCATTTGTACGCCAAGCTTTAAGTAAATAATCATTTATAGAAATGAAGCGTCCTAA